TACTCTACTGGTGGAATAGCATCTTCATCTAAATCTAGTTGCTCTCTTAATTCTTCTAACTCACCTTCAGAGTAGTCTGGACTACATAGTTCTAGTCTACCATCTGGATGTTCAATATATACTGACATACTTACCTCTTTAATATAATATTATGAAATTCTAGGAAAGACAAGACCTACTACTTCTTGCCACCATACTTTAGTACCAGTTTTAACTATCATATTGCCTTCTACAAAGAATAAACTAGAGAAGTCACTGTCGTTTACGAATGGAGTAAACCCTGCATAGGCTTCAGCTATAGCAGTTCGTGTAGATACTAGAGAACTTCTCTCACATACAAACTGTATAGTTGTATATAGGATAGAAGGATTCTCTAATCCATTATACATATTAATTGCAGTATCATTGGCATGTTGAGGTTTAATACCTATATGACCTATGTAGACTCTAGGAGTAGTTACACTCATTGGGTCTAATGTATCTATAGTAGAATCTTCAGCATAGTCTACAATAAAACCAGTTTGCTGTGCGATGCGAGCGATAAGTAAACTTTCATCATACATAATCTAGTCTTCCATAGTTAATAGTTTAACTTTTAAATCTACCCAACCTTGAAAATCATGTATATGAGATACTATTTCAAAAGTACATGTAGACCTTCCTAACATATATATAAAAGTATCTTTTACCACGATAACATTCTCATAGAAATCGCTATAAGCTATTTTAAAACTTATATCTTGTTTCTCTATGTCATAAGGTGAGTTTAAACCTTGTACTGAATACACATCTGTAGTAGGTATACCATATATACCACCAAAGGAAAACTCTAATAGTTCTCCAGCTAGTTGTACTACTTGTTGTATTTGCTCATCTGTTTCTATCATTTACTTTTACTATGTTTAAGTACAGAATCTAATACATCAGAAGCTAAAGTATCTCTAGCTACTTCCATTTTTGGATCAAAGTCATATGTTATACGAGCTAAAGTAGATAGTGTTGGGCCGAATAGTTGTTTAATAGGAGCGCGTTTACCTTTAGGGTCATACTCACTAGGTATTCTACTCCAAGTAGCATCTTGAAGTCTTACAAATATCTTACCTATTTTAGGGGCATAGAACTTCTTATAAGCTGTATGTTGTCTAGGTAGTGCTTTACCACCAGCTCTACGTATAGTTACATTAGTTTTCTGTGCCATATTAATAGGAGTATATTTAATAAACCCATTAGCAAAAGCAAAAGGTATAGAGTTTTTAACAAAAGTATTTTGTTCTTTGTGTGGGTATCTTGCTAAAGGTATAGACCTATAGATATAATCCATACTAAAACCTTCTTTACCTAAACTTTTTACACCAGTAAACACCCTATCAAGTGAAAATGGTACTGTATAATTCGCAGCAACTCGATCTACAAGTGTATTATGTAATCTTAGAAAGGCTATACTAATATCAGGACTAACAGTTCGCATTGTTGCATCGGAAATTATATTAGATATGAAATTTCCTACTTCAGTATTGTCGAAACTTATAGTAAATGACATTAGCAAGCCTTAAACTAGATAAATTACATCACAGTCCAGCAGACTACAGAGTTAATATCAGTATGACCCATTAAATAGTTCATATGAATCTCACTCTCTTGTTTACCAGATTTAACATCTTTCCATGTATTTACATAACGTGGTAAAGGAGCAAATCCAGCATCAGGGTGCATAATACGACCATATACTTTAATACCAGATTCTTTACTAGGTAATACTAACATTTTACCATCACCGATATAGTTAGTTTCTACACCTGTAAGACGATCATGGTAGATAGCACCATAAGTAAAAATATCAACCATAGTACCATCACCAAGGTTAAGACTTCTACGGAAGTTCAAGTCTTGATACTTTTCTACGATAGGTAATACATGCAAAGCAATTCTATTATCTACAGCAAGAGTAAGTGTAGCCGCAGTAGCATAGTTCTTAGTAATATCAGCTTCTAAAGCATCCCAAGCATTGTTAGACAAGATAACAGCAGTTACGTTATTACGTCTACGTACTGTATTACAAGCAACAATAAGGTCTTTATAAGGTGTACCACCAACAGCAGACCACGCACGTGAACCAGCAGAACCACCAGTAGGTGTTAAAGTAGTCAAATTAACTTCAGGTACATAACCTTTAGCAAAGTCTACACCAGTAGTTACTTTAGTTCTGCCAAAGTCATACAGAACTGAAGGATGTAATGCAGAAGTAGCAGTATGTGTACCTGTAGTTAAGATATTAGCAGCATTAAGTTCAAATAAGTTCTCAAAGTTAAACTCAGTATATGCAAGTTTCTTACGGATATTTTCTACCCAGTTAGCCATTACATCTACATTACCAAAGTCATTGCCAATAGCACGTTGGTTAATCTCTTCCCAATCAGGAGAAGTTAAACCTTCTTTAACATAGGCAAAACGTAGTTCTTGAGTACCATAACCTTGTAGTTGCATAATAGGAGCATCAATACTAGGTGCTACATACATTGCTACAGTGTTCTTAGCTTGAAACTCACGGTCAAAGTTGACTGTTTCTGTACTTTTATATTCTACACGTGAGAACCATGTTTGTAGAAAGTTAGGACGAGCAATTCTATTAGCTGGAATAACACCATCTAATACCTTACCCATTTGATATGGTGATAAAAACTCAGACATTAGTAAATCTCCCCAGCATTTTTAAAGGTTAAAGGTTCAAACTCTGTATTCTCTACAAATTTCTTTTTAAGTAATTTAGATGCAGCAGAAGTACCAGCACAACCTGTGTTATAAGCAGTTACAGCAACAGTAGAACCATCAGACTTAGTAACAGTATCAACAGATACATCAACAGCCCATACTAAGGCATCAGCCCAGAATGATGCTTCGATATAAGCAGATACATCTACATCAGCAGAACTAGCATCTACATCATAAGCAAGTACACCTGAGATTTTATTCAGAGCAGCATACTGTACAATAGTAACAGCGACAGAAGTAGCACCAGTACCAGTAATAGCTACATCAGTCGCAGTACCAGTACCAGTACCAACAGCATCAAAACGTATTTTAGTTGTTGAGACATTAGTAGTAGAATAGCCAGCCAAAGTACCTGAAGTAAAAGTACCTACTACGGAAGCAGAGTAACCTTTAGCTAAGATAATAGCAGATGCTTGTGCAGCAGTAGTACCTACTTCCAGACCTGACCAAATATCAGCTAACTGAACCGCAGTAACAGAACCAGAGCCAGCAGTAAATGTCAGACCAGCTAAAATAATTGTTTGACCAGTTGTAATAGATGCGCCAAACACTACAGTAGCAGATTCTACTAGACCGCCATGAGCAATCCATTTACCATTAGCATCAGTCTCTACAAAAGATAATGCTTTAATTACTTGACCTGATTTAACAGTACCAATACGAGTTTCTCTATCACTTGCACGGGCAAAGATAGCTTTAGGAGTTTGATCTGCATAGGTAGTCCATGCACCATTATTAGTAGCCATTATTTAATACCTGCGAAATAGTTAGGAGTAGTACCTACTTGGTCTAGTGCTTTATCAAGTGTAGCAGCAAAAGATTTAGTAGCAGTTGGTTTGTCAAGTGAGCCTTGTGCTTCAGTAGTATCTACATGAGTAGAATCTTGTAATGCACCTTTGATAACTTCAAAAGACATAATAACAGTTTCGATGTTAGCATCTTTATCAATAAAGGACACAGCAGCATCTTGTAGTTTAACATCTGAACCAAATGCTTTTTGAGCTTTGATAATGTCTAAACATCTTTGTTTTTCAGCTATACGGGCAGTAGCAGTAGAAAGAGTAATCTCTGACTTAGCTTTACCTAGTTCTTCTGTAAGGGCGATAATCTTCCCTTGAGCTTCTTCTAATGTCATAATTGTACCTTTAGGTAGTTGGGTGGATTTAATAATACTTTCTTCATTCCCAATAAAGGAATCTAGTTGCTCGGATTTAACCGATAGTGTAGGAGTTAATGGATTAGAACCAAATAACACACATGAGTTCTCTCTAATATCTACTTTAGGTATAAGATAGAAGTATCCACGTTTATCTACAATGTCTTTATTAATAACTTTAGGATAGTTAGCATCCCAAATAGCTTTTTCAACTTTATCACTTTCGTGAACTGAGTTAATAGCAAGTTTAAGTTCAGAATAGGTAAGACCTATGCTATGTTGATTAATCTTGCCATTAGAGTAGAACTTAAACACATCCTCATTATAATCTTTACGTACCGTAGAGTCCATAAGAAGTACAGTTGTAGTTCCTTCTTGGTCAAGTCCTAGTTCTGTAAGCGCAAGCACTTTAGTATAAACTTTAGTAACATCACCTACATGAGATGTACTTGTTTGCTTATGATCTGCAATATGTGGAATACTTGTACCACGAGACTTTACACTTTCTGTATAAGCCTTATCAGTAATTACATCCATTTGAGAATCACAAAACCAAGCAGCGTTACATACTATAGTTACATCAAGAGAACCGGAGTCACCTAGTGGTTCAGAAGGAGCTATATTACTACCAGCATCTTTAGAACTTTCAGTCTTAATTTCTCTAGGTGTTACTACTACAGTAGATACTAAAGAGTCAGAAAGTTTTAAACTAGACTTTTTAGTCTGTAAAAGTTCTTTTTTATTAGTTCTTAAATAGGAGAATAGTTCCTCACCATGTAAATTATCTAAATTCATAACTATATCTCTGTTAATTGTTACGTGATTATCGCATAAACACAATATAAAGTCAAATATATATATTATGTTTATGTGATTTATTTACTATACTATGTACCTGTACTATTACTATTAGCTTGCGTATTATTAGCTTGTGCCATACTAGGTGAAGCTGTAGCGGTATTTAAGAATATACCATAGGCTTCTAGTTTACTAATTTCAGCACGATCAGCTATTATTTCTTCAGGAGAAAGGTTACGTTCCGCTAGTACATTAGTGTATGTGTCCATACCGTTTTGTAGAGCAAGTAAGTCAGCTTGGTTATCTTTTAAATCATCCATACCTCTCCAACGTGGTAGTTGAAAATAAGGAACGGCAGAGTTACACTTAGAGTTGTAGACAACAGCTAGAGCTTTGAACGCATCTGCAATAGGTTTCTCGCGTAAAGGTATGAATATAAAGTTATGTAAATATTCTAGTCTATTACGACTTTGTATAGCCATACCAATAAGAGAACTATAGTTAAGACCTGCGGTATCACCTGTAAGTTGATGATATAATGCGTCTGCTACAGAAGCTACTTTACGTAACTCTGTCTCTATCAATGTACCAAAGTTAGCACCAATGTCAGTACCTTGAAACATCTTAGCTGATTCACCTTTGTTAAGATATAATACCTGAGATTCTTCGGCATTGGTTTTTAAATGTAACTTAGGTGCATCAGTAGTACCTGTATCTTCTGCTTTACCAATAGGTAGTAAACTTATAGCACCCGCAGTCTGTTCAATAAGAACTGCTACACTCTGTGCGGCTTTCTGTTTACTTACTGTAGCTGTTACAAGGTCATCTAGTTCATATAAAGTTAGTAGAACTGAAGCAAGTAATGGTATACCTAGCCATTGTCCAGG